CCAGTCTAAAACTGGCCCCTCAGGTTGGTTATCCAACGGCTTTCGCCGTCGGCCCTGCGGTCGACACTGGTTCGGAACTACCCTTTCCGGATTTGAAGCGCTAGTTGTTGGATATATCTTCCTCTGTGAACACGATGGCGTTGAGGTTTACCTGCAAGGGTAGCCTTTAGCTCTTTTATGTCCACGGAAGGTAGGTATTCGAGTTCAGATAGAGGTGGTAATGGTTGATCTACATCATCCACTGCCACATCAGTATCTTCATCGTTTTCTTCACTAGGGAGAAAAGCGATTAATTTACTCTCTAATTCAAGAATATCGGTGATACGTGTGTCAACGATTATTCTTAGATAGAGATATTCTGGAACCGGACCAACTAGGTCATTCTCTAGGACCTGTCCTATCTGTTCTATATGATCGAAAATATCGTTCCATAGATCAGATGCCTGCTTCGCGAGTAGCTCAAGTCTAGCTCTGGTAACACTTTCTAGTGTTATCAAGGATAAATCTAAGTTACTAGGAACGTCTGCGGTTACCCCCTTAATTGGGGCGCCAACGCATTCCTTAACGCGGAGTAAGCAAAGAAACTCATCAATTTGCTTCGTTTTGAGGCGAAGTATACTGACGAGTCTAGAGAGGGGCGTTTCTTCAGCTAGGAAGTTGTGGTCACTTAGGTACTGTAGGAACTCTGGAATAGAATAAAAGCTACTCCAGGATTCATTACAGATGCCTGGTGAGAGAGCGGTAATTTCTTCTCCCTTAACATAAATCCTCTTCGCGAACTCGGCAATGCCTGGTTCGTTAAGAGATTCATTTAAGGGCTCAAAGGATTTGGCCTTGTTTATGACAACGTCAAGTCCTGAAATTACTTCTCGATATTTTAAAGCCACATCTTTGTTCCAAATAGCCACGTCATCACCCAGAACGGCGTATTGGCTAAAAGGATAAGGTATCCTTTTAACCCATGCGCAGTACTGTATGATTGCGTGGTGAGTTAATGAGAAAACGGCCCATGAGCTGTATAAGCCCATAGGTTGTCCAACAGCGTACTTTAACGACTGACCCTTGTACTCAAAAGTGAGTGAGTTAAGAATATTATTCCAAAGCTCTCCCATCTCCGAATCAAGGTGTTTAAGAAGATCTACCTGTGGCTGTATCGGAAAACGATCAGTCGCAGACGATAGGTCATATGACCAACACCAACCAACACCTGACTGGGCTTTCACCCTATCAGATTGTTTGCATTGATTATATGTTCCATCGGTAGGAACTTCACGTAACATCTTATAAAGTGTTTTGTGAAGCCCTAGTAGAACATCTTGAACCCAGTAGTTACCGATGGCAACAAGCCTTGTCTTCCCTCCTTTGTCACTCACGAATGTGATTCGACCAAGGAAGGTTTCAGATTTGGATGTTGTCGGATAGAAATCGTCTCGATCTCTGAAGAAGTTTTGATTCTCTTCGAGCATCTCGATCCAAGGTGCCTCACGGAACTTTAGATCGAAAGCTCCCAAGAGTTTCTTCATTTCGTCATTGATCGCTAGCGATTGCTTTCCAGCGGTTAGACAGGTTGGTCCCTCTATTCCTCTTTTAGTAGAGAAATGGAAAGGGCCACCCATTCTTTCATAAACTACTTTGGCGCAAGCCTTTGTGTAGAGAGTTCTCAAGTTCTTCCCGAAATAGGAAGTCCTTAAGAATTCTTTAAACGAGGGCTCTAGAGAGGTAGCGTAAAAGTCCTTTCCCTTGCTTGGAGTGGTTACACTCTCTAAGTTAGGTACTGGAGGAAGCTCAATTGATTCGTATACTCTTAGTAAACTAAGGGCGTATCGTCTCGATTGAGTTGAACCTTGTCTTAGACATTTCTTAAATGGCTTTAGTTTGATAGGGAAATTATCCTTATCTCTCTTTAGCCACATAGAAGTTCCAACAACAATCTTCAATCCACAAGAGAACCTCATCAGTTCTTTGTAGATTTCACCCAGATGCTTAATTGTCGTTCTTAGTCCCCTAGCTCTAACGAGCTCAAGGAAATAAGAAAGATAACAAGCGGATAGATCTTCATCAGTGACAACCCCGACTAGTTTAAAAGTTTTCTGGATTGAATCCAGAGACTTCTCAATTAGTTTTGGTCTCATAGATGGCCCTCCTTAATGCGTATAGAGGTAATTCTTCTATACTACTATTGAGGGGTGCTTACGCTCGGTTAAGAGGTGCACCCATCCTCTGGTTACTGCCAGAGCCAGTTTATTAACGGCGGGACGGAAGAACTTTTCTCCTACTAAAGTAAAAGACTAGCTCCCAGTAACTCTTGAATGGGGGTACATTCTTAGTTACCGATCTGGAA